CTCCGGATGCCACAGCGGCAGAAGCGCGAGCGCGAGCCCCGCGCCGCCCAGCATCAAGTAGGCCGCGCGCACCAGGTGATGGGTGCGGTGGTTCATTACCGCGCAGGCCACCACGCAGTAGCACGCGATCGCCGCGCCGGCGGCGATGTCGATCAGGGTCAGGGTCTGGATCGGGATCATTGTCCACCTCCCGTCCGCACGCGCCGCACCACGTCGAGGATCTCCTGGCGGTGCCTGACCAAGAACGGCAGCGCGTAAATTAACGCTGCGGCCATGAACGCGGAGAGCAGCTCCGAGAATAGCCAGCGCGCCACGAACGGCGCGGCATAGCCGCCGCCCAGCGTCGAGCACGCCACGCCGAGCAGCACCAGGACGAGACGCCGGTCACCGCCCTCCGGACGAGGCAGGCAGGACAGGATCAACATGACCCCGGCAAACGACGCGAACAGCACGGGCGCGGCGACCCCGAACCACGCAACCGTCACCGACGCGCTTGCCGCAGCGGCCATGCTGCTGCCCGCCGACAACCAGGCGCACACGAGGTTTTGCGGCCATCTCACCGTTCCCATCGCCAGGCCCTCCCTTGCATTGAGAAATAAAAAAACCCGCCGAAGCGGGTCCCGGATAGGTGTAGAACTTCTACCGGACTCTACTCTTCCACCGGTCCGTCAAGCATCTCGAACACCTGCCCGACGATCAGCGGCGCATGCGCTGCGCCGATCAATTTTTTGATCAGCACGACGTGTTCTGCCTTGATCTCCAGTGGACCGTCAGCCTTGTGAATTTTCATCCCGAGCGCGTAGCGCCTCGCCTTTTCCTCGCCACCTAGGTTCTTCTCATCCGGGCCGAGACCCATGAGCGCATCGACGCAGATCGAGCAGAGCGTTGCCGGGACGCGAAAACCCTTATTCGCGGATAGCTGATCCAGCAGCGCGTTGCGATCCATGCCCTCTTGGAACAATTCATCTGCGCGCTGCTCGATTGCTGCGCGCGTACGCCCGATATTTATGACAGGCTCGCCAAACAGGTCGCACACCTGCTGGCGGAAATCTACGGTGATGCCCTTTGCCATTCGGCCCTCCGCGAGTTATTGGACCCTGATGTTATTCGCGGCCAGCGCGGCCTTGATGGCGGTGATGTTAGCGCGTGTTTCGTCGCGCAATTCCTTTGCCGCCATGAGAGCGATAGGGCCGTAGCGGTCATATTGCACGCCCCACCCTTCTTTCTCCTTCTCCACGGTCAGCGGAAAGATGGGGTCAACATGCTGTGCGATAACGCCTATCTCGCGTCGTCCGCTGGATTTCCGCAAATACTCGTACAGTTGGAAATCGTCCAAGTTGTTGAGCACGGACAGTGGTCGAAGATCCTCTTTGCCTGCGATGTCGGAACTGCTGGTCCAAGAGGTTCCCCCTGTTGCTACGTAAGGCCCAGCAGTCCAAGTAATGGAATTGCCAGCTGTACCAGAATTAGCCGTAGAAACTTGTACGTTTCCGACTAGTTCAATTTTTGACACCGCCGCGCCGCTAACTGCGTACTTCCAATCTGACGACGCGTAGTAGGCGCCAGACAGTAAACGAAAATCGCAAGGCCCCGCGGACCATAAAGCGTTGCCAACAGTTCCTAGTTCAAGAGCACTAGTAGCTGCCTGCCACGCAGTCGGAGTGACGTTAATACCCACTCCGGTGCCAGCAGGATTAATACGCGATAGCGTTACTGCCCCCGTCAGCGTGCTCGCCCCATCGACGGTGAGGGCGCCGCCTAGCTTCAGGTTATTCAGCCAATTGATAGGCAGCACTACGTTCGTTCCATCGCACTCCAATATGGTCCGATAGCCTTGTGGGACGGCGATACCCGTACCTGCTGAGGTTTTGTGCGTCAGCGTGTACGCGCCAGTCGTGTTGTTGTAGGCTGACCAGCGCCGCGGAGTATCGTCAACGATAGTGTTGATGTTCCCGGTGAGCGTCCCGGTGAACGTGAGTTGCGCACGGTGCGATTCGTCCGTGGTCAGCGTGACGTTCGCACTCCCAGCCACCGACTTCGACAACGTCCGATCCAGCGCGTAATCCGCCGGCCAGCCGCAGCGAATGTCCACGGTGCCGCCGCCCCAGTTCACCGCGGCATCCGCGTTCGAGGAGCGCAGAATGGTCGTGCGCTCAAGGCGACTCGGGCTCGTCAAGATGGTGCCGATCCCGACCTCCCAGTTGGTGCCGTCCTCGGCGAAGTAGGGGCACGTGTTGCTCGCCCCCATCGCAGAGAACGCCGCCTTTCCGATCTCCGCGCCGTCCAGCGCGTAGGTGCCGGTGCCGGACGTCGTGCTGGTCTCGTGGACGCGATCGTCGGTCTTGAATGTCATAGCCGTTCCTCGATCCTGAATTTCTGCCGGTAGATGTTGACGGTCTCATGCACGATCGGCTCCGAGGCCGTGCACAGGCCCCACACCGACTGGTCGGAGCGATAGCTCGCCCCGCTGGTGTCGTTCACCGCGAGCACGTCGCGCACGATGCCGTTGGCGCGCGCCAGGGCGAAGGCGTTGCCGTACATCTCGGCCTCGTCCATGAAGCCGAGCGTGAACTCGATCACGCGCTGCTGCGGGCGCTCCTCGGCGTAGACCTGGCCGCCGAAGGACTTCACGAGCTGACTGTCGTCGCGCGCGAGCATCGACCAGCCGAAGCTCTGGTTCCAGGTCGGCGTCCACTTCGGCCCGAGAAACACACGCCCGGCCTGGAGCTGGCTGAGCGAGGTGTCCTCGAGCTCGAGCAGCCAGTAGCGCGCGCTCGCCGCGGCGAACGAGTGGTAGATCGCGCCGTAGCCGGCCTTCACGGCGGCGGCGATCGAGCCGCTGTCGTACTGCTCGCCCGTCGCGCCGGTCGGGTCGGAGTCGGAGCCGCGCAGCCGCATCGTCGCCGCGCTCGTGAGGTTCGTGCCGAGCACCGCGAGGATTCCGCAACTGACCGCGGCGAGCATGTCGAACAGCAGCGAGGCGCTGTTGACGCCCGCCGCGGTGTACCACTTCCGCGACAGGTGCGCGTACTGCACGTTCGAACCGGGCAGCGAGGCGAGCTCCGAGGACGCGCTGAGCGTCGCGTCATCGGCCTTGTTGTCCCAGGCGATCAACATAGCGTGAGCAGCTCCATTTGCGCTCCCTTCAGCGCGTGCCCGAGCACGCGCCCCGGCACACCGAGCGCCATTCCGTGGCGCGAGTGATCGAGCCGCACCACCGACCCGAGGTCACAGGTAAGCGCCGGCAGCCCCACGCGTATGCGGTACAGCGCCGGGCTCGAGCTCCACAGGGTGAACAGCCGCAGCGCCTCGGCCTCGGCGTCCGCCTGCTCCGCCATGGTCGAGGTCAGGTTCGCGTGTTCCTTGGCGAGCAGGTGACGGCTCTTCACCGCACCGTCTTCGGACTTGACGGTGCGGTAGGGCTCGGCAGCGAAAGTGCGCTGCGCCGCCGAAACGCCGCCCGCCAGGTCGGTCTGCACCGTGTAATTCTTCGCGTAACCGACGGTCGCGCGCCAGACGCGCGGCTCGATCGTGGACGGCAGCGGCTCGCGGGTCACATCGACGATGCTGTCATCAGTGAAGGTGCGCTGCTCTGCGCCGGCCGCGGCGGCGATCTGCCCGACGGTGAGCTCGCCGCGCCGGTTGAACCCACCGAAGGCGCCGACGCCGCGCAGCAGCTCATCGATCACCTGGCGCGCGGTGGTGAACTCGGTGCCGCTCCAGATGCCGACATCCGCCGGCGCGGCCGTGTCGAGATTGGCGAACGAGGCGGGCTCGATCTCGGTCGAGTACAGGCCGACGCGGTCCGTCAGGATGCGGAACACGATGTCGGCCGTAGTGCTGACGTAGCCGGAGCCGCTCGCGTCGAGCTGCGCGTCGCAGGTCACCGTGCCCGATGGCGTCACACCGACGGTGAAGGTCCCCGCGGCGGTGTCCACCGAATACTCGCCCGCGCCCGGCGCGCTCCCCACCTCGGCGAGCGGCACCCCGCGGTCGTACACCGCCGACACCGCCGAGATCGCGCCGTCGTGCACCTGGTAGATCAGGTTCGCGCTGTCCACCAGGGGCGGCGTGATGTTTTTCACTGGCCCCCAGCCGGTCGGCTTCGGCTTCCCTTTGAGGTCAGCGCCGCCTTCGGTGCCGCCCGTGCCAGCGTACACCGTCGAGTTCAGCACGGTGGACAGCTTCGCCGCGCCGTCCGACAGCCGCAGCGTAACCTCGCGCTCGCCGATCACCACCGCGGCGACGACGCCGCTGAACACCAGGCCGAAGTCCGCGCGCGCATCCGTGGGCCGGCCCAGGTAGATGCGCACCGGCCGGCCGTCGAGCGCGTACTGCTCGGTCAGCAGATCGAGCGCCCCGTCGGCGTTGATGAGCTTCGCCTCGGCGAACACTTCGGCGAGCCCCCCGACGTCCACCCGGCCGGCGAGGCGCCGGTCCACCGTGATCTCCTCGCCCCTCAGGCGCCCGTCGTACCAGGTGTAGGCGGGCGTGTCAGCGGCCTGCGAGCGGTAGCCGTGGGTGGAGTAGTGCTGCGTCACCACGCCGCCGGTGGAGGCCTCTGCGGCGTCGCCGAAGCCGAGTTCACCGAACGCGGCGGCCGAGAAGGCTGCCGAGCGCACGGCGCTCGTGGCGAGCGAGAAGGCGTCCACCTCGAGCAGCCAGCAGCGCTCCGCCGTCACCTCCTCAAGGAATGCCACCCAGGCCGCGGCGTCGAGCGGCGTGTCCTGTTGTTCACTGAAGCTGAACTCGCCGAAAGAAGCGCCGCTGAACATCACTTCGCGCTCACGCGGCGCAGCTCGGCGCTCAGCGCCTGGAATGCCGCCTTCAACTCGCGCATGTCGGCGCGAATGGCGGCGAGCGACCGGGACGATTCACCTTGGGCGACCAGGCTTTCCGCGGCGAGCTCGTTCTGCCGGCCCTGCGCCTCGGCGAGCTCGCCGAGATCCGCCCCGGTGATCGGCGCCTGGCCGCTGCGCCAGGCGGACGCTTCGCGCGCGCTCAGCACCGCCTCGCCCTGGTGGGCGCGCATCAGGTAATCGTCATAGGGTACGTAGTCGAGTCCCACTGCGTGCCCCGGGATCGCCCTCCAGGCTTCATACGCCCTCGCGAATAGCTCCATGTATTGCACGTTCGCCGCGATGGCAGCATCCGCCAGGGCTTCCTGGCCGACCCAGTAGGTGTAGTAGTCATACCCGCCGGCACGCCCTTGAGTGATGTCCTCGTTCGTGAATCCCGCGGTCTGCTCGGCGCCCAGATTCGTGACCGCGGCATCGCGCACAGCACGGGCCGCATCGGAGGCTGCCTTCGCAGTGTCGTACGCTGCGCTGAGCTGCGCGACCTGCTGTTGTCGCTCCTGTTCGATCTGCGCCTGTTTCGCCGCGGCGAGCTGCTGCTCGTTCAAGTTCACAAGGCGCTGCAGCAGGCTGATGGTCTCGGCCCCTTTGGCGATCAGGCCTCCGAAGCCGCCGCTATCCCGCACACTCCCATCGAGCAGCGCGTTGAGCGTCTGCTCCGTGACACCGGTGTTAAGCGCGAGAATGTCGCGGATGGCGTCCTGCGCACTCGAGCCCTGGCTCGTCTGGTCGGCGATGAGCCCCTGCAACCCGCCCAGCAGCGCGGTCTGCTCAGCGATGAACGCCGTGTTTGGATCGGGCTTCTGGAGCTCGTCGCGGATCTGAGTCAGAATCGCGGTCTGGATGTCGAGCAGCGTCGTCTGATAATCGGCGCGCCCGGCCGTTGCGACGCTCGCCTGGTTGGCCTGATCCAGCAGCGTCATGACGCGCTGGAAGTCCTGCGCATAGGCTTCCGAAGAGGCGTTGTAATCGCGACTCGCCTGCAAAAAGTCCGTGGCCATACTCGGCAGTGCACTGAGCGCCGCGGCGTCACCGGATAGCGCCCGCTGAAACACGGCATCGAGGTTGGCACGCGACTCGCCGAGCTTGGCGAGCGGGTTCAGCGTCGATAGATCGCCACCGCGCAGTTCCCGAATGGTTTCCAGGAGCGAGGCGCCGAGCTCGCGGAAGCGGGCCGCGGTCTGCCGAGCGGTATTCGCTGCAGCCTCCGATGCTTGCAGCAGGGCCGACACGGCATCCAGCGCCGCGCTCTGAGCGGCGCTGAGCTTTTCGACCCAATCCTCGGTCGCGTTGATGAGTTCCTGCAAGGGGCGGAGCGCCGCATCCATCGCGTTTAATTCGTCTTCGCGCTGCGCGGCCAGGGCGCCCGCGGCGTCGCCCTGGGCCTCCATTAATTTGATTTCCAAGCCGCGCCGCTGCTGGTCCAGCTCCGCTATCGCTTTCAGTTCCTGCTCGGCCGCGACGCGCGCCGGCTCCAGGTACTGAACCATGCGGGCGATCATCTGGGCCGTCGTCTCACCCTGTTCGCCGGTGAGCATCATGCCGCCGGCCGAGCGCGTTAGCGTTGCGAGAACATCTTGGTTGTACTTCGTTGGATCGTTCAGTATCGCGTTGGCCGCATCCAGTTTCTGGAGCGCGTCCGCGCCGTAGAACCCGCCGCCCAATTTGAATTTGTCGTTATATTCTGCCGCCGCCTGATAGTCCTGCAGCTCGCCCGGACCGAACAGACCAATCTGCGGCGCAGGATTCGAAGGACCGTCATCACCGAAGAGGCCGAGCGCGTTGGCACCGAGCAGCGCGCCACTGGCGAGCGCCGCCCAGCCGACCGGCCCCATCGCACCGAGTGCCGCCGACATACCTGCACCGAGCCCGGCCATTCCGCCGCCAGCAAAGCCAGATGCTGCCGTGCCCGTGGCCCATAGGCCACCGAGCGCCTCGCCGATGCTGAGCGCGCCGGGCAGGATTCCGCTCGCAATCGAGCCGCCCAGCGCGGAAAGGCCGGCGCCCGCCCAGCTCCCCAGGCCGCTCATCATGCCGCCGCCCATAGCACCGCCGGCCGCTTGCGCTGCCGTGCCGATGCCCAGCGACCCGGCGACGCCGGTGCCGATCTGGATGATCCACTTGCGCGCGGTGAGCTGGTACAGCAGATCGATTACCGAGGCCTTGAGCGCCTTGCCGATGCCCTCGAAGGCGCTCTTGCCATCGGCGAAGAGGTTCAGAAACACCTGCTTGCCGGTGCTCTCGACCGTGCTCCACAGCGTGTTGAACTCGTCGATCGAGTTTTTGCTCAGCGCCTGGTTCAACTTGAGTGCCTCGCGCTCGGCAAGCAGCGCGGGAAGCGCCTCGCGCATCAAGTCGTATTTCTTGACGGCCGTCTCGTACGCCTGGCCTTCCAGCTGCACCGACGCAATCTGGAATTCGTTCTCCAGGCGGCGCAGCGCGATCGCGGTTTCGCGCTGCAGGTTCACCTGGCTGGCGAGCCGCAGCTCGTCTTCCTTCTCAAGCAGCCCGGCGCCGGCGAGCTGCGAATCGATTCCGGCGAGCTCGATCTCAGCCCGCAGATTCTCCAGCACCTTCGCCTGCGTTACGACAAAGTCGGAAAGCGCGGCGTCGGCTTTCTCGCGCCGGGCGGTCTGCGCTTGCAGGAATTCGTAATAGGACTTGTCAGCCGCAAGCTGTGCCTGACGTTGCTTAAGCTGCTTGTCGGCCGCAAGCATTTCCTCCAGCGCCACGACCAGCTTGATCTTGGCGGCATCGCTCAGCTTCAGCGTGCCCTCGCGCAGAGCGACCATGAGTTTCAGCGCGAGCTGCTGGGACTCGCTGAGCTTTTCCTGGCCGAGGTATTCGGCCTGGAGCTGGGCCGTTCGCTCCACGATCGGCTTCGCGATATCCCTGTATTTCTGCTCCTGCTTCAGCAGATCGACGCGTTGGGCCAGGACCCGCAATTCCGCCTCGCGCGCGGCCGTGATGGTCGCACGCTGTTTCGCGCCCAGGGCGTCCAGGGCGAGTTGCAATCGGCTGACCTCGGTCAGCTCCTGATCGACCACGAGCTTTTCCTTGAGCGTCTTGAGCAGGCTCCGATAGGCCGAATCATCGACTTCCTTCGGCGGCGGCGTCCACACCTTGCCCGCCTTAGCGGTAGCGTCGGCGCCCAGGTCGCCCAGGCTATCCGCACCCCAGGCCTGCAGCATCGCGTCACGGTTATGGCGCGCCTGCTCGACGATGTTGTCTCCGATCTGACCGAGGCGCATCTTCGCCTCTTCCCAGCCGCGCACCAACTCGGCCGTGGCGCCCTTGAAATCGCCCTGCATCGCTTTCCAGAGTCCCTTCCCGAGCCCGCCCAGGACCGAGCCGACGGCACTAAGGCTGCCCACAATGGCTTCTGCCACGATATACACGGCGGTCCGGAGTCCGTAGAAGAGCGACGTGAGCGTGGCCATTGAATAGCGGAAGGCCATGACCACGGTCGGAAAACCATCACGGAAAAATTCGGCAAAATCGGTGAGCGCCGGCATGATGTTGTCGGCGATGGCGCGCTTGAATCCCTGCGCGGTGAGATCAGACTCACGTTGAAATGCGCGCATCGCCTCTTCGTAGCGCGCCACTTGCTGCTGTGTTCCCGGGCCGATCACGAGCCCGTAGTCGATCAGCCGTTCCTTCGCGGTCTGAACTTTTGCGGCCGTGACGGCCAGCGCCGCCTGGATCTGCTTTTCGCTCCCCATGGCCATCGCCGCGGCGGCCTGCTCGCGATCCCAGCCTTCGGTATACGTAGCGAGCACGACCGCGGCATTCTCCAGCGTTTCCTGTGTGGATAGCAGGTTGCCGTTTTGATCCTTGTATTGCACGCCCAGGCGACCGAGCTCTTCCCCGTTCGCGCGGGCCGCCGAGGCGACCTTGCCCAGCGTTTGCGCGTACTCCGAGGCGCTCGTGCCCTGCGCCTTCAGCGCCTCGTTGAGCGCCGAGGCGCCAACAGCCGTGAGCGGCAGATTCTCCTGCAGCGTCTTCACTTCCTTGTTCATCGCCGCCAGAGCGTCGATATTGGTGCTCTTGTAGCTCTCCCCGGTCAGGAGCCCGATCCCGAACGAAATCGCCTTGAAGACGGCATATACAACACCCAGCACCGCGGCCGAAATGCCTATGGCGGCCGCGGCACCCCAGATCACCAGCTGCGTTTTCATCCACTCCTTGAATTTGTCAAACGCCTCCTTCGCTTTTTCCCACGCCGCGGACATGCCATCCCCGATGACGCGCTTGGCGCTGTGGATGTCCTGCGCAAGCCGCGCCATGTCCGCCATCATCTGGACTTCGAGGGTTCCAGCGATCATTTGCTTCTCCAGACCTTGTCAACCGAACACTTCATCAATCTTTTTCGCCACCCGCGCCCGGCTCGCCAGCAGCCCGTAGGGGGGCGGACACTGCGGCTTGGTCGCGGCCTGTGCCTGCGTCAGGTACTCGATTGACAGCCGCCGCAGGAAGCGCGCCTCCCAGGGCTGCACTTCGATGCCGACGTTGTCCTGCCAGGCGCGCAGCTCCGCGTGCGTCAACGGGCATTCGCCCATCGGCCCGCCGACGGTCGGCCCGACCTCGTACAGGTAATCGATCAGATAGCGCGCATCGATGGGCGGCATGTCGGGCGCATAGTCGTCGCTGTGCCTGCCTTTTTCCGCCTTGACCCAGGCATCGCGCAGCGTCTCGAGGCGCGACTTGCGGGCATCACCGGATATCTTCTTGTCCCCGGCGTCCGGCACGGCATTCAGCCAGGCGGCGTGCCGGACATACAGGCTCAGCTCTTCGTAGAGCCCTTCGTAAAATTTCCCCAGTCACCCAGAAATTTATTCACCTGTTCGGCCACGAAGCCGATCTCCCGGTCGGAGTAGACGGCGACGAAGAGATCCCTGCCCTCCAGGCCCGGATAGTCGGTGCCGATGTTGGGGCTGAATTCCTTGGTGCACGTCGCCAGGAACTCGGCGGTTTCCGCGGTCTTCTGCTCCGCGGTCTGCTCGGTCTTGCCCTTTTTTTTCAGCTTGTCGACCATGCGGTTCTGTTGCGCCGCCTGGGCGCGCGCGTACTGCTTCGAGCCGGGGCCGTACAGCGTGATGGTCATTGGCTTGCCGTCGTCACCCACCATCTTCTCATCGTTGGCGTCCAGGAGCTCCAGCACGCCGGTCTGTTCCACTGCATATTTCCTGATGCCCATGGGTACTATCCTTTCGCGGGGGAAAGATCAATCGGCCCCGTACCCAGCCCGCGCTTCCCCGCGAAGGGAAGACACGAGCCGGGCCGGTGCTCTAATCGGCGCGATTTACGCCGGGCTGTGCACCACGTTCTTTTGCAACAGCAGCGTCACGGCGCCCACGACCACGTTGTCCACCGTGCCGAAGTTCTCCACGAATTTCGACACCTGCGCGGTGAAGTAGCGGATATCACCGCCCTGCTTGGTGAGCTTGAAGGTGAGGATGCTGTTGTCGGCCGAGGCGGTGCGCAGCAGATCCTGACCGGCGTCGGACTGGTCCCACGCCATCAGCAGCTCCACCGTGCCGAGCTTGTAGCCGCCCTTCTTTTCGATCACTTGCGCGGTATCGATCGGCGCATGCGTCACGATGTTGTAGGTCCGGCCATAGCCCTGCCCGAGGTCGGTGATCTCGCCAAGGGCGGTCCAGGTGATATCGGTGTCGCTGTACCCGGCGATGTCATAGGTCACTGGCGCTGTCGTGGAGCAGTGCAGCGTCGAGCCCGCCACCGTTTCGAAGGCGAGCGACACCAGCCCGGCGACGGTGCCCCAGGTGCCAAGGCAGCGCAGCCAGCGCGGCGCGCGTGCAAACTCGGCGCCGGCGGCGTGCTCAACCTCGCCATCCTGCCGACCTTCGGCACCCGCTGGCTGATGCCGCGCATTCCGAAATTCGTCGCCCGGCATCCGGAGATCACCATCAATTTCGCAACCCGTATCGGCGTCTTCGATTTCGACCGCGAGGGCATCGACATGGCGATCCATATCGGGCCTATGGGGGAGAGGGGGCCGGA